TGCTGAATCAGCTTGGAGAGAAGAAAATAGATCTACTGAAGCTACAGAAGAAGCAGAAGAACGTAATCAAGAAGTAGTTGTTGATTCTGCTAACACTGAAGCAACAGAAGAAAATAAAGATACTGAAGTTACAGAAGCCGAGCTCACTGGTGTAGAAGTTGCCGTTGAGCAAAAAGCAGATGATTCAGATAATAAGCTTCAGGCTCTTGAAGAAGAAAACCAGAAGCTCAGAAGCGCATTACATAGAACTCTTGCTGAAAGAGTTGTAGATGCAAAAATTGCAGTAGGAATTGAATCCTATGATGCTAGAGAAGAGCTAATCGCTGACCATGTCAAGCGTAATGCCGCTTCGTTAGCTGACTCCTTAAGAGATCTTGCAAAGATGCCAAACACCAAAGGTGTGAAGTCATCAATGCCAGAAATCAATCCTGAAATTCAAACAGTAGAAAATGATGATAATGTTGTCACTATCGATGTTGATACAAAGGAAGAGGAAGTAGCAATCAATCCCGCTGAGCAGCTTTTTGTAGATGCTCTTATGGGCCGTCGTAAACTTTAACCAAAATACTTTAAGGAGATAACTTAAATGAGTTTAGCAAAATTTCGTAAAGTTGGAACCAAAACAGGTTCAGGTCGCTTTGTAGTTTCGCAGGGTATTGCCCCAGCAGCCTACTTGTTGACACACCCAGGTCTTCCAACATGGTACACAGATTCGGAAGATGACCGTTTCGAAGTAGTAATTCCAAAGGGAACAATCCTTTCGGTAGTTGCTGACAGCAATGGAGACGCACGTGTAGTTCCTGCAAACGGAACATCGAGCAACCAGTCATGGGGCGACAATATGCCTACAAGCTGGGACCCATTGGCTGGTGCAACTCCAGCTTATTCATCGGGCGCAACTGATACAGTAACTGTAGCAGCTCGTTCGATTCCTGTAGGTGTAGCACAGTATGACCTCTATCGTCCATTCGATAAGGGCACATCACAGGGTGCAGGTTTCATTACCCATGGATATGTTGAATATCCAATGGTTACTGGCATAAACGCAGACGTCACAATTGGTTCGGTCGTAAGATCAGACAATATGGGTCGTCCCGTACTGGCAGCTGCTAGCGATTTCTATAACTCGTCAGCAGTCTATTCTTACCTCCAGGTTGGTAAGGTAGTGGAAGTAGAAAAGTTTGCAACCAACTTTGATGATGGTCTGCTTTCCTACATGCAATTGCCGTCAGACCCAGGTGCTTTGAAGACTGTATACGAGCTCACACGCTCGGGCGCATTCTCTGGCAAATTGGGTATACGTTCCAACTTGGACGTTACAAATGTGATTGGTGCATTCCGCGTCAATCTCACACTTTAAGAAAATAATAGCAGGAGGAAAGATCCTAAGATGAGTAAGACAATCCAAGAGCTCCTCTCGGGTCTCCCAGCATGGGAGACTGTTTTAACCGAGGATGGGCACATCGATGAAAACAATAGAGTGACCATCAAAGAGGCTTTTGCATCACCAGATGCAGCAGCACTTTTTCCGAAGGTCATCTCTCGTACACTTAGAGAAGCAGCAGAGCCACAGTTACTCGTGACTCCATTGCTCTCGACAGTGCGCCTAGGAAAGGGACGCTCCTTGGAGTTCCCAGCCGTAAACGCAATTCAAGCAGCTGAAATTCCTGAAGGTCAGGAATACCCAGAGCAGGCACTCGCATTTGCAAAGCAGATCGAAGGCAAAGTTTCGAAGAAGGGTGTTAAGCTCTCCTTCACCGAAGAAGTCATTGCTGACTCACTTTGGGACATTGTCGGACTTCATGTTCGTGCAGCGGGTCGTGCTATGGCACGCTTGAAGGAGCAGATTGCTCTGTCACGTTTCAAGGATGCAGCTACAATTGTATTTGACAACGACAGTGGTTCGTATGATGATACAACAGGCCGCGGAATTGATGGCGAATTCAATGACACACTCCACTGGGATGATGTTATTGACATGGCAGCAGTCCTTATGGCAGAAAATCATATTCCAACAGACTTTATCCTCCACCCATTGATGTGGTCGGTATTCTTGAAGGATGCAATTTTCCACACTGGTGGTTCAGCAGCAGCTGTTAATACAAGCTGGGGCTACCGTCCAGACTCGCCAAGTGGTGCACTCAATGCAACAGCCCCAATGGGTCTGAATGTAATTGTTACACCATTCGTAAGCTTCACTGCAAAGTCAGGTGCAACACCTGCTAAGTCGGACGTATTCTTGATCGACCGCAATGAAGTTGGTACCCTCCTCGTCAAGGATGAAATGAGCACAGATCAGTTCGATGATCCAACTCGTGACATTCGTCAGATGAAGATGAAGGAACGTTATGACATCGTAATGCTCGGTGACGGTGAAGGAATCACAGTCGCTAAGAACGTTAACCTTGCTCGTAACTACGAAGTAGGCGTTTACAATCAGGTAACACTGTAATAAAGCCTTAGGGTTAGTTATAGTTACGAATCCCTAGAAAGTGGGGGGTGTGAGAGAAATCTCCACCCCCTATTTTCATATTTAGATTTTGATTATTACTATATAGTCAACTGTTAGTGTCGGAGATTATTAGTGGCTTTATTTCTCATTGATCAAGCAAAAGTAGGTCTTTATAGTGTTTCTATAAAGTTTGGTAGAACGATAAAGATATCTTCTTTAAAGAATGAAAATTTTAAAGTATATAGGGATGCTGCTACGCCAACGCAAGTAACAGCACCTTTTGAAATAATAAATACAATCAAAGATTATAATCAGATTTCTAGAGTTATGAGCCTTTATTGGAAGGCTACTTTAGTTGATGGCGCAAATTATTATATTCTTGTTGAAAACATAGTTGATTCAGCTGGATCAATAATACCAACAGAAAAAATAACTTTTACATACGTATCTGCAGCCACTCCATCTGAAATAGAATATGTAGATCCGGGCATTGTTCCGGTATTAATTGAAGATAAATCAATTAAAACAGAAGCTGATATTAGCTATAATATTATTGCAAAGAATCCATTATTTTATATAGATAACATTGATCCTGTTGATGGAGACTTCTATCTTTCAAATGATTATAATTATGGAAGAGTAACAATATCTTTTAATGAAGTTCCAGCTTCAAACTTTTTAAACAATAGATATTTCTTATGTCAAAGAAAACTAATACAAAAAGCTCCATCAAGATGGGAAAATATAGCTACAAACGTGAGTAGTCACTCATGGCGTCCAGAAGTTTATGTTGATTTTCCATCACTTGACGCAACGCCTTCTTACTTTACTTCTAATAAAGACTACTTTGAAAAAGGATACAAGTATAGAATTAAAATTTCTAAAGATATAGGAATTTAATTATGGCAAATTTTGTTTATGGAAAAGCAAAACAAGCAATACTAAATGGAAATGTAAATTTTAGTAGTAATAATTTTAAACTTCTATTTGTAGATACAAGTGTTTATACCGCAAATCAAAATTCTGATGAATTTGTTTCAAATATATCTAATTCAGCAATAAAGGCAAGAAGTGCAAATCTATCTTCTGTAACCAATACGCTTGGAACTGTGGACGCAGATAACGTATTATTGCAAGATTATAGTGGAGCATCTTTTCAGGCAATAGTCATGTATCAGGTTGGAACTAGTGATTCAAATTCAAGATTGATATCTTACATAGATACTTCAGATGGATTACCATTTAATGGCACTAATTCTTTAATTCCAGTTACTATAGTCTGGAGTGACTTAAGTACAAAAATTCTTTCATTATAGGTAAAAATATGGCAATAAATTATCCAGCATCTTTAGATACTTTCCAGAATCCATCAGCAACCGATATGTTGAATTCTGTATCAGTTCCTCACCATCAACAGCACGCAGATTTAAACGACGCTGTTGAAGCAATACAAACGGTAATTGGACTAAATCCTGCTGGATCACACTTAACAGTTAAAGATAGAATTACTGCAATAGAGTCGAATGTTTCTACTCAATCAGTATTAAATGGATTAACAGACGTTACTATTAATTCAGCAACCACAGGCCAAGTACTTCGTTACAATGGTTCTCAATGGGTAAATTATAACGAACAAAGTTTAGTAGACGGAGGAAATTTCTAAAATGGCTAATATTTTAAGAATTAAAAGAAGAGCTTCTGGCGGTTCAGCAGGTGCACCAAGTACACTTGAAAACGCAGAATTAGCTTTTAACGAAGCCGATGACACCCTCTACTATGGTAAAGGCACTGGTGGAGTTGGCGGAAGTGCAACAAGTATTGAAGCTATTGCAGGCTCGGGCGCCTATGTGACAAAAGGTACCGAACAAACAATTACAGGAAATAAAACATTTAATGGAGTAACGATTGTTGCAACTCCAACAGCAAACACACATGCAGCTACAAAGCTATATGTGGATCAAGCAGTATCAGGGGTAAGTGGTTCTATCACAGTCGCTGGCGATAGCGGTTCAAGTCAAACAGTTAGCTTAAATGATACACTTACAATATCAGGTGGAACAGGTCTTTCATCTGTAGCTAGTGCAACAGATACAATAACAATTAATCTTGATAGTACTGCAGTAACAGCTGGATCCTATGGCAATGCAAGCACAGTTGCTACTTTTACCGTAGATGCCCAAGGTCGTTTAACTGCTGCTGGAAATACAACAATCAATATAAACGCTGGACAGATTACAGGGTTTACAGAAGATGCACAAGATGCAGCAGCAGCTTTGTTAACAAATGGTACTCACAGTGGTATTAGCGCATCATATGACGATGCTAACTCTAAAGTAAATCTTACAGTTACAGCTCAATCATTTACAGCTGCAGCAGATTCTGGATCAAGTCAAACAATAACATCAGGCGATACATTTACAATTGCTGGTGGAACAGGTCTTTCATCCGTAGCAAGCGCAACAGATACTATTACATTAAATCTTGATAGCACAGCTGTAACAGCTGGATCATATGGAAATGGCAGCACAGTTGCTACGTTCACTGTAGATGCCCAAGGCCGTTTAACAGCTGCTGGAAACTCGTCAATTTCAATTGCATCAGGTGCAGTTAGTGACTTTAACGAAGCATCGCAAGATGCATTTGGTTCACTTGTGTCAGCTGGTGCTCAGTCAGGTATAACAGTAACTTACGATGACGCTAATGCAAAAGTTGATTTCACTGTCGCAGCTCAGTCATTTACAGCAGCAGCAGATAGTGGTTCGAATTTAACAATAACATCTGGTGATACATTTACAATTACTGGTGGAACAGGACTTACATCAGTTGCAAGCGCAACAGACACATTAACTTTGAATCTTGATAGTACAGCAGTGACTGCTGGATCGTATGGAAACGCAAGTACTGTTGGAACATTTACAGTAGATGCGCAAGGT